TCTGCTTCTTTTTTCTTTGATTCCACTAACTTATTATAGTAAAATATTCGTAGATAAGTTGGCATTTTGTATAATTCCATCATTGTAAACCCATTACTATACTCAACCATTTCAAAGATTTGAGTATGTAAATATGCACTATGATTCTTCGGAAGGCCAAAAAAAGGTTACGCCCATTGGAATGGGCACCACCTCCAATTCTCCATCTTCATGTGTAAATTCAAATATCATGTTCATGTCTGGAGAAACTTTTTTAACATAATCTCTAAATGCTTTACTATCTTTAGCCAAAAATGAATTATTAACAAATTTTGTAATAAATCCTAAATCTGAATTACCATCAATTGCTTTAATCATATATCTCAATCTGGTAGTGATTTCAAATGAAGTATCTTTATTCAATTTTTCTAAAGCCTGTATATCTCTATCAATCAATTTTTCATCACCATGTGTAAGAAGTCTAAATGTTATCTTATTCTTACCGATAGGTGTAACAAATTCAAATTCATTCTTATTATTGAAAGATGAATAATCTATATCTTTAACATTCACCTTTGAAAGGTCTATATTTGCTTCCAAAGTAGTATTTTTCTTTTTTGAATAAAAAGAAACGTTATATTCAGGACCATATCCTAACAATCTTGTTGCTAAAATAATTGCGTTTTTATCACCAATTGAAATATCGTCTATATTAACGTTATCAACAACAACCGATTCAAACAATTTATCTAAAACAATACCTTTTTTAATCAAATTTGCAGAAGAAAGTATATCTTCTTCTTTTGCCGTCATATATTTGATTGTAATTCTACCCGATGCAAGTGGGCTATCTTTTGGATATATTAGTCCTTTTGATGGAAGGTCTAATACTTCCGTTGGAAAATCATAATTTTTTTCACTCATAACATTACTTTATTTAGTTTGTATATATAAATACATAAAACAAAAAAATTTGAAAATAAAAAAGGGATACTTTTGGTATCCCTTCTTTTTTATAATGTTTTGAATATTAGTATTCAAGAACTGCGTAATCGTATGTAAGTGTTAATTCAATTGATACTGGTTCGTTTGTTGACGAAAAATCCAAATCACCAAAAGATGCTCTAGAAATGAACGCTCCATGAAGTGTCCATTGTTCAACCTTATCACCTACTGGACCTAACATATAAAAGTTAATAGTCTTTTTGTAGAATTCTGCATATCCATCACGTCCGGTAATAGATTCATGAGATAAACGTATCCATTCCATTACCAACTGCGCTGCAGATGGAACAATTGGGTCATAGAGTGTCACGGATAAATCCTGCCACTCACCTTTACCTTTTAACTTTCTATAAGTGTTGATATGGTCTATCTTCACAGTTTCAAACTGAATTTCAGGTCTATTTGCGGTTTTAACCATAAATGCCGGAATACCTACTTCTGCCATTTCCATGTAGTAGCGATTCTTCATTTTTGGCTCAAACTGCCTGAATATCATCTGCTCATATGGTAATATTAAATTGTCTGCCATTTTTTGTTCCTTTTATTTTACTTTTATAAATATCAATTGATTGTAGTTTCCATTATTATGCTGAGAATGATGCTCCAGTTGGAAGAATGTTGAAATCAATTATGATGAATTCCGCAGTCTTCGTAGGCTGTAAGTAAATTGCTCCAGCTAATATGTTTCTATCAATTACATCCGGTGTGTTATTTGAATCATCCATTACAACGTTGAAAGCGTATAAACCTTGTCTTTGTTGAATTGATTCCAAATAAGGATTTACAGTGTTAATGAATCTGCTTCTAGTTTCTGCAGTATTTTGTTCAAACACTAAATATCTAGATGTAGATGCAATAAACTTCTTAACAGCGATAAGTAATCTTCTTACGTTGATTCTATCTAATGCAGATGCTTTATCTTGCAATGTTTTCTGTCCGAATGCTACAATACCCTGTCCAGGGAATGATGCAATTGGGTTTACTTTGTTCTCATATAGAGTATCTCTTTCAGAATGTGTCAATCTATTCAATACACTAACTGCTCCGGTAATACCACCTCTATTCAAACCAGCAGGCGCGAACCACTCAGCTGCCAATCTATCACTACTTGCAAATACTGCAGGTAATAATACTGATGGCGGAACGGTTGTTAATTTATTTGTATTAACATCTATCGTTTTTAACCAAGGGTAGTAACAAGCTACATAGTTTGAATCTACTGAATTTGCTTGTTCAGTTGCGGTTGTAATTGAAGATTGGTAATCGGTAAAGTCAGCGATGTAGAAACAATCCTGTCTTTCTTCACACATATCAATTAACTTTTGTGTTACCGCTGGGTGAAGTTCTCTATTAATACCAGGTGCTACAACTAAATTAATATCGTATTCATCTGGATTAGAAAGTGCGTTTATTGCTTTAACATATGCTTGTGAACCTGCTGATGTTAAGTTGGTACAATTTAATCCTTGATTGTTACCAGCTCCCCAATCCGCATCACCAGCTTTCGCTAATCTTACAATCGGATTTACACCATCAAAACCACCTTGGAATGCTACAACGAATTGTCTTTTAACCATATCCGATGCCGCAGAACCTGTCAGTTGATAACTCAATTGAGAATCAAATGCAAATGCTACGTTTGCACCAGTACCAGCATTTGCAGGTATTGGTTTTAAATATTGTGTGTTATCAGTTACAGCTCCTACTGATTCATAATCAAATCCACTAAAATATATTGGAGATGATGAATTGTTAGCCGCTGAACCGGTTTGGTAAACTACCGCAGGAACTTTAGTTGATGCAGATACTCTAATAGGATTAGTGTATGCTCCATGTCCAAAAGGTGCTGCTGAAATAGGGAATGAACCCGCTTCAGAAACCTCTACCCATACGTTAAGTGATTTATTTGAGTAATCGCCATTTTCAGTTATTTTACCATTATTATCAACAGTAAAACGTCTATCACCAATTACTCTAGCGATGTATCTTGGAGATGATGGGTCTAAATTTACATTACCCCATTGTTCAATTACACTTTTTCTTCTATCAGTATCACCATATGCTCTTAAAGTTACAGTGAAAGTTGCATAGTCCGTAGAACCATCTTCACCAGCAGCCTTAACATTAGAAATACTTACTTTATATTTTTTGTTATAAACCTCACCTTGACCAATTGTATTAAATTTGAAAAGGTCATATCTTTCACCACTAATTACTTGAGATTTAATCCAAGGAGTTTCAGCCGATAATGCTTCATCGGTAAAATCTTGGTCATCTAAAATTTGAGAATAAACTGAAGAAAAAGTATCGGTTGTTGGGAATAGAGATGCACTACTTTCAAAATATAGATAAGCATATGCATTTTTACTACCAAATGGAGATTCACCAAATACATCTTTTAAATCATTCACATCAGATGGAAGAATGGATGCTGATATACCAGTTGTTCCACTAAATTCATTTCCCTTTATAATAAATGAACCCTTATCGGCTATATTATCTAAAATACTACCAGTTGAGTCAATCGCTTGATACGTTGCTCCAACTTTAGTATTAAATAATACACCAACTAATTTATCACCAAAACCACTACCACTGGCAAATATACCTACTGGTGCGTTTTGTGTATATCCTTCAGTACCGGCAACTCTTACAATAGTAGCAGAACCAGCTTCTCTAAGATAGTTCTGAACTGCATACTCTGTGTAAAAAGTTCCATCCGGTGTACCGAATATTGTTTCAAATTCTGATTGTGTTCTTACGATTGTTGGAACGAAAGCAGGTCCTTGTTTAAAAGGTCCTATAAATGCTCCGCCAATTTCACCAATTCCTTGCGCTAAGAAGGAAAGGTCATTTTCTCTCGTAAATACTCCAGGTGATACGATTCTTTCTGCCATTTTATTTCTCCGATTTCAGTTTTAATTTGTAGATTTATTAATGTATAAAAATACACATATAAATATAATGAAAAAACCCAAAACACAATTTCAATTAACTATGCTTTGGGTATTATACTTTTAATTTTTTTATTTTAAGGTGTTGGTGGTGTTGGTGTTACCGATCCTGATGCCCAAGGTAGAGCGTTTTCCGATACATCATTAACAGCATATCTTTTCTCATATATCTCTTTTTCTATTCTACCACTAATGTGCTCCCAATAATTTGTTGAAGCAGAACCGCTTACTGTACTTTTAATCCATCCTAATACTTGCTCTTCCGTCAAGCTTTCGTATTCAGTAAAGTTATCTACATCAACGTCTTCAGCTTTAAATGGAGTTGCACCGATAAATGAACCAAAAACACCATCTTCATCGGTAGCTGTCACTTTCCAACGAGTACCGATTATAATGTTATCTAGTTCATCACTATTTTGCTTTTTTAAGCCTTCCAATTTCCATGTGTATTGTAATCCCATAATATATTTGTTTATATGTTATAAATATTTAGTTTTTAAAATAACGAATTAAATTTGTGAACAACCACTATAATAGTCAGTAGTTAATAAATGATTATATGCTTGTTCTACTTCAGTTAATGGACTTGTTATATCTATAAAGAATTTACATTTATGGTCCATTCCATCAGTACCAATACTAACTCCGTATTGATTATCCGATGGGTTTATTCCAATAAATCCAATTGGTTTGGCATTAGCATCTCTAGCCGCTTTATCTTTCCAAATAGTAACCGCTATTTCACCAATATATCCAGCTTTCCAATAAACTTCGGTACCAGGTGATTCATCTCTAACAGTTAATCCATCTGCTCTTGATGTATCCGGTGGTGGTGGAACATCCGCTATTCGTTTTTCAACTTTAACGTTTGTAACAACATGATATGCATTTTGTGCTTCTAATCCAGTACCTGGTAATTCATAATTTCTTTGTATTGCCATAATTTATCCTTTATTATTAAGTATTAGTTTGTTTACAATTTCTTTCAATTCTTCAATTTCTTTTTGTTGAGTTTTGATAATTTCGTTTTGGTCTTTAATTGCTTCAATAAATAAACCTGCAAATTTACCATAATCAACACCATACTCATCAACATCAGATGCATATGTTACAACTTCAGGAACTACCTGCTCAACTTCTTGAGCAATAACACCTATTTTTCTTGTATTAGTTTCGTCTCCTATTTTAGTATAGTAAACACCTCTTAACTGCATAAGCTTTTCAATTGCGTTATCAACAGTTATGATATTTTCTTTTTTCCTTCTATCAGAGAACGCTACTACATCACCTTCCGCATATAATCCACCGGCTATATACATTCTATATGAACCGGATGTTGTAGATGTACCTACACCTGTACAGTTATTACCCAATGAATGATAGAACATCCATCTACCATATCCTTCTATATAGAAACCACCATTACCACTTCCATCGAACATCACGTGTGGGTTGTTACCAGTACCTATGTTGTATCCATACCAACCACTTCGTTGTCCAGTTGCTCTCCATGGGGTATATGATGAACCATTGTTTGGATAAAAGTGTGCACCATTTGTATCTGAATAGAATCCATCGGTAACGGTATACATCCAACGATATTTATAAAGATAGTTTGAACCACCATTTACTTGGAATATCAATGAACTCATTGGATAATCATCGTAGAATCTCATACCTTCGTATGATGGGCCGTTTGCTCCAAATTTAATACCAGTATGGAATGCGATTCTTAAATCTGGATAAGGATAACCCCATCCACCACCTTCTTGGAAGATAGAATACGCAGGAGACCCATACATTCCAGAATCACCACCAACTCCAATAAATTGATACTCTCTTGAAAGTGTATAATTAAGTCTAGATGTACCATTAGGGTCACAATAGTATGAACCATCTTGTGAATCATATAAAATGTTTGCCCAAAGTGTAAATCCAACGTTAAGGTCATTCATTACGAATTCTCTCCAACCAGATGTACCACCACCCCACTTACCTCTAGCCCAATATCTATTTGCAGTTGCATC